AGTGAAAAATTTAATGATAAAAATATTTCAGTTGTTGAAATAATAATAAAAAATTAAGGTTTTATTAATGGTTGTTAGATATAGATTAGGTTCTAATCAACATTCAATATATTTGAATGCCGATGGAACACCAAAAACAGTTGTAAGAGCACAAGAAACTAAAAGTGGTAAAGCTAAATTTGGTGCTACCAGTGAAAGGTCTAAAGAATTATTAGAAAAATTATGGACATATTATGAACAAGATGGAACTGTATTTGCTGCCATAAATAGAATAGCATTTAATGCGACTATGGTTGGTTATACACTCCGTTCTGAAAATCCAAAAGCAATAGAATTAATAGAACCATTTTGTAGAAAAATTGATTTAGATACCAATAATTATATAGCACTAAGAAATGCTTTAGTGTATGGTGATTCTTTTACAGAAAAAATACTAAATAAAGGTAAAGAAATTTCAAGATTAAAGGATATAGACCCAAAAACAATGTGGATTACTGATGATAAGTATGGTGATATAAAAGAATTTTATCAAATTATAGAAAATAAAAGAATGCCTCCACTTAAGCCAGAAAAAATAGCACATTTAAAGTTATTTGATAAACCAGGAACACCTTATGGATTATCTATTATTGAACCTTCAATGGACAATATTAATAATGCAATTGAGGCACATGAATCATTATTTAGTGCATTCAAACGACATGGTACTATAAAACATGTTGCAACAATTGGTACAGATAAAGATGGTGAATTGCCTCCAGATGAGATAATGGAGGATGTTGAAACTAAATTAGAAGATATTTCATCTAAAACAGATTTTGTTTTGCCATGGAATTGTAAAATAGAAGCTATAGATGAAAAAGGTGTTCAAGGAATAGAAGAATATTACAATTATTTTTTATCATTAGAAGTATTAGGTTTATTAATTCCTGAAGAAGCAATGGGAATTGGTAGAGGTTCTACTGAGGCCACTGCTTCAGTTAAAGCTGTAATGTTTGAAAGAGTTATTAAAGCATTTCAAAAAAGATTATCAAGAATGACAGAATTAGAATATTTCAATCCAATACTTGAAAATAATGGTTTTGATTTAGAGGAACCTAAAAATAGTGTTGAAATAGTATATAATAGTGTTACTGATGAAGATGAAGCTTTAAAAGCAAAGTGGATTGGAAATATATTACATGGATTTCAACATTCACTAATTAAACCATTTACAATTAATGAGGTACGTGGATTCTTAGGCTTAAAAGCAATTAATCTTCCTGAAGCGAATAAAATAATATTTACTAAGGAAGAATTAGGTGAACGTGGAGCTAGTAATGAATAAGTTTAATAATGTTTAATATATAATATATGGTGATTAAATATGCCTTATCCAAATGAACATGCATGTCGGTTGTCAAGTCCTGACAAATACGATAGATTTGCAAGAAAGAATTGTGGGCAGAAACACAATGGTAAGTGTATTAATGTTATTTATGGAATTAAAAATAATAAAAGTGAAATACAAGCATTAAGATATAATAAAAAAATATGGACAGCCGATGCTGCAAGGAGCCATTGTAAATCTAGAGGTGGTTCATTTGAAGCTGCAAGAAATGATAGTATTGAATTTTCTAAAATAAAAACTTTAAGATTTCCAATATGTCCAATAAAATTTAAAGAAGAAACAGATTATATAATTAAGGGAGATAAAATATATAGAAATGCAATTTTATTAACTGATGGTATATGGACAGATTCTTTAACAAAAACTCCAGTTGAATATAAAAAATCTATGATTGATAAATATGGAAGAAATTGGACCCGCAATTTTTTAAATATTGACCATGATTGGTCTGTAAGAAGTAGAATTGGAAGAGTGTTTAATCAAAAAGCTAGAGATGGGAAAGTATATGGAGATTTATATATTTATCCTGGAACTCGGGTAGCAAAAGATACAATTAATTTAATAGAACATGATTTAATAAATTGGTGTTCTGTTGAAATATTAACAAATGATTCTTGGGATAAAGATAGACAGATGTACGTTGTTGAGAATATGGAATTCATTGGATGTGCAATTGTATCAGAACCTGCCTGTATATTTAGTAAAGTAAAATCTGATGGACCAGATTATATCCCACCTTATGAAATTAATAATGAGAGTTAAGGATTGTCCCCTTTGCGAAATATTTGATAAACAAGATATACATACAAAATTATATTATCCTAATTCAAAAGAAGAAGTTAAAGATAGTGAATTTGTAATTATAGAATGTGATTCTTGCCATACTCCTATGATGGTATATTCAGAACATGTAACAAGTGTAAGTAAAGAACAATATGGAAGAATTCTTTACATAATAAGAAAATTATTTGGTAATGTTAAATTGCGTAAAATTCCAAGGACTATCACGGATCATATCCATTACCATATTATAAAGTAAATATGTAATATTATATTAATGGAGATTTAAAATGTCAAAATTAACAGAGTTACTAAAATATTATAATTCAAATAGTTACGATAGAAATAAAATTTATAATTCTAACAAATTTAAATATATCGTATTAAATTCTTATAATTCTGAACAAAAAGAATTACTTAAAGGTAATGAATCAGAAAGCACAACTCTTGTGATTGATGAAGTATTAAAAACAGTGGCTGATGGTGCAGAAAAAAGAGCGGTATTTAGAAAAATATTGCCTATATTTAAAGGTGATAGCTACAAATCAAATTTAACATATAGCACTGTAAATGAGAAATATGCAACTATTACCCCAGAAGGTGGAATAGTAGAATCTCAAACATCACATATTAGTGGAAATAAAGTAACAATTAAAAAAGCAATTACAGCACCAGCAATAACAAATGAAATAATTGAAGATGAAAAATATAGTTTTATAGAATTAGAATTAATTCGTGCAGGTGCAAGATTAGAAAATACATTAAATAGAGAATGCATAGATACATTATTAGAACATCATAATGGAACAACTCCAGCTGATATTGACCCAACAGGTAGTAATATAGCAGCTATAGATGTATATAATGCGACATCATCATTAAGAAAATTGCAATGGTTTCCTGATACTTTAATCGTTCATCCAACTGCAGAATATAGATTACAAGCAGATGTGAAGAATTGGGGTGGAGCATTTGATGGTTCAAAGGTATTAATGGGTAATTTAAAAGGTTATGTTTTAGATATAGGATGTTCATTTGATGTTTCTAAATATTGGGATGATACAGATGCAACAAGTCATTATTACGGATTAGTTTTAGATTCAATGAATTATGCTGGCATAATAATGAGAGATGATATAAGTACAGAAAAATATGAAGATCCAATAGGAGATTTAGTAAGAATGACAACTAAGATGCGATTTGGTGTTGGCGTAATGAATAATGATGCTGCTGTTAGAATATTAACTAAGTAGTTATAGGAGCGATTAAATGGCAGTTTTGAATGATTTGAAAAAACTTACTAATGAGTTGAAAGTTTCTGAACAAAAAAGAGAAAAAGGTGAAAAAAGTAGAGACATCGCTGAGAAAAAAAGAATGTTAGCAGAAGAATTGAGAATTGAGGCAGAGAAAGCAAGACAATCAGCAGAAACAGCAAGAAAATCACTTGATAAAATCAAAAAAATATTAGAAAAAATATTAGTTGAGGACATATAATGATTGATGATAACAATAATAATTTCAAAATGAAAACAATGGAGTGGAGAGGATATACAGTAAGAGCATTAGAGGAATTAGATGAGAATGATAAACGAATAGAAAAAAAAGTTGATAAAATATCTGATGAAATAAAAGTGTATTGTAAAAAAGTAGAAGATGTTGATAGACGCATTAACAATTTATATTTTAAAGTTGCTAGTGTAGGAAGTATAGCTGGAGCTCTTGTTTCAGTTGTAGGATTCTTAATTACAAGTGGTGTGTCATAATAAATTTATAGAGGTGAAAAATGCCTATTCCAAAAAAAGGAGAAAAACAAGATGACTTCATTTCTAGGTGTATTCCTATAGTAATAAATGAAGGAACAACCGATGATCCATCACAAGCTGCAGCCATATGTCATAGTATATGGGAAAAAGCTAAAAAGAAAAGTGGCATAGAAAAAATAGAAGACATTTTAAAGGTTATTAAAGAAAGTGGTTTAAATATTAATGATATTAATTATGTTGATATTGTTGATATGTTGATTAAAAATAATATAATATCAGAAGAATCATTTGATAAATTAATCAATCATAATAATTCAAATGAAGATCCTATTATAGAAACAGAATTAATTAAAAAAGAAATACCTATAAATTTACGTGGTAATTTAGATATTCTAAAAAAATCTAAAGATAAAAGAATTATTTGTGGATATGCTAGTGTTGCAATAATAGATTCAGAAAATGATTATATCCCAACAGAAGTATTAAAATATGGATTAGAAACATTAATGGAAGATCCATTATATTCTAATTTAATGTTAAAACATAATAGTGTAAAAATAGGTCAATTATTAAGAGAATATGACGGACATAAAACTCATGTTGATGATAAAGGATTATTTATTGTTGCTGAATTAAGAACAGATATTAAAACTGCAGATATAACATGGGAAAAGATATTATCTGGTGAATATAAAGGGTTTTCAATATTAGGTGAAATATTAGAATATCATAGAGAATGCGATGATAAAAGTTGTATTAAAGTAATTGATAAAATGAATCTTTTAGAAGTTTCAATATGTCAATATGAAATAAATAAAGAATCTAATTTACGAATTATTGCTAAATCTAAAGTTAATTGTGCATGTGGTGAACATGATTCTTTAATAATTAATGAGAATGTAAGTACAATGTCAAAAAATAATGATGAGGTTATAGATATGGCAGATAAAGAAACTCTTAATGAAGAAAATCAACAGGAAGAGGTACAAGAGAAATCCAATGAAATGAAAATAAAAGAAATTTCAAATGAATTATCAGAACTATTAGATATAGAAGCTTCAAAAATCATCGAAACACTTGAATCTTTACAAAGTCCTGAAGAAGAGGAAGAAGAGGAAGAGATTGAAGATGAGGAAGAAGAGGAAGAGGAAATGGGTAATGATAATGCTCCAGAAGATATTACTATTAATATAGCTGATATTATTAATGCTTCTTTAGCACCAATTAAAGAGTCATTAGAAACATTAGTTAGTACCATAACAGAAAAACTAGAATCAATTAATAAATCTGATGAGCCAGAATCACCACAAGATGATGAAGGGCAAGAAGATTTAGAA